ATTAGGGGCGATGGTGGTCGCAAGTTTTTTGTTCTTTGTGATAAACATAAACTTGCAGTTGTTGTATCGAAAAGGGGTTTGAGCGACACAAACGGCGGGCGATGTCATAGAGTAATCTATTCCAATAATCATATAATCTCTTCTTCAACATCTAATTGGATATCTTCTCCCTGACAGAAGGGGCATTTTTCTATTTTGTATAATTTGTCATCTAGGTCGTGTTCGATTGTGCAGGTAGCCTGACATTCGTCACACTGCACATTTACTATTATCATTAAAAATACTCCGGTTTCTTTAAGACGTATTTATAACGACAGATTAATAAGTCTAACTACAGAGGTTATGCCATTTGTGAGTACCGATATTTGTCTCACGTTAGTATACTCGCTCTGGCATTAATTTCTTCCTACTAAATCATTTGCTTCACGTTCTTCTCTCGTCAAGTCTCGTGTATAGCCCCATCCGACACTAATTATACGTTTGAAACTCTTTGCTCCACACTCGCACTTACCTATCTTGTTGTGCATAGTTTTGGACCATTTACACATTTTGGTCTTTACTTTACCGCATTTCTTACATTCAAAATCAAATATTGGCATTATTTTTCCTCTTTCCTTTCATCACACGTTTCCACTTATTTAGGGCCAGCTTTGCTTGTAGTCCCTTAAACGTCCTCGTTTTTATTGACTTGTGTAACTCTTCACTACTCATTCCACTAAGTATCATATCGTTTATATCTTTTTGTTTAATCTTTTCATCCCAGATACATACTGAATATCCCTTTTCGATAAAGGCCTCAATTTTCTTAACTATTTCTTTGTTTCTGTTTTCATTATCCATTACAATAACAAAATCAGTCTCACTATTTAGATTACAAGAATTAGCTAGGTCACTCCCGGCCATTGCAATTGCATTATCTAAGAATAATGAATCTATCGGGCCTTCTGTAACATACACGGTTTTCGACTCATCCATTCTCTCCATACCGTAAAGTTTGCATTCATCGTCTGTTATCTTTATAGTTATATATCTAACTGGATTATTGGGGTTCAGGCTTCGCCCTTGAAATGCTATCATTTTTCCAGTCTTATCAAAGAATGGAATGATGAGGCGAGCCTCGTCTTTGACTATATTTGGAAACTTGTTCTTGACTATAGAATTAGTCCACTCTTTGAACGTATCTGTATAATACAGTCTCGGAATCTGGCGAGTGGGTATTTTTCTGCTTTGAACATAAACTCGAGCAGGATGGTCTTGTGCCAATTTGGTTAAACAAGTAATATGTTTTAGGGGGTCTAAATTAAATGTTGGAGTCTTGTTCGTTTTGAAAAAATCTTCGGAAGATTTTTCCTTAACTTTTCTAGGAGATGGTTCGTGTTTGAACTTCTCTAGAACATACTCACGTTTCAGTGGTGGAGATACGTGGTTGATTAATTGGGATAATCCTGTTGCTAAGCCACAATTGTGACATTTATACAACACATCACCCTTATTCTCAAAGAGATATCCACGGGCTTTAAGTTTGTCTTTTTGAGAGTCGCCACAGTAAGGACATCTGAAATTCCACAGGGCTTTACCCTTTTTCTGAAATCGCTCTAATCGAACTCCAAGAATACCTATATATTTATTATCAATATAGTCCATAGTGAGTATTATACACCACTTCTAGGGCTTTGTCAAGTCAAAAAGTCACAATTTTTACAATAATCCTCTTCGTCATCTTCGTCTAAACGGACGCACGGAAGGATGTTGCTGTAATCCTTATTCTCTTCAGCAATTTCTTTCTGTTTTTTATGGCAATCCCACTTGAGTGGGCAAGTGCAACAACACACTTTTGGTGTGGTGTCACGGAATGGGCATATAACAGGTATAATGGAACTACTACAGAATAGTAGTTTTATCTCCTGAGCCATTGTAGTTATCGTCTGATAACTTGGAATACTGGGTCTTTTGGATGTTTCATCAACATACCGCCTTTAGGAAATTTCTTAGCATATGCTGAGATTCCTTTGGCCCAATCTGTCTTTCCAACAAATGAATTCCAACGCTGGTATTTTTGTCTACCTAGACGAATTCCGTCATATGTATCTGCGTCCGGGGCAGTCCAATAGTTTGAACCGAAGGCCTTCCCGCACGGTTTCGTAAATAAGGGTATGTCTTTTTTAATATTAATTGGACCACTACCATCACCAACTACATTACTTTCATTAATCATTTCACTTTCTCCAATAGTATATACTGTTTCATCAACACGCCGATTTGTATTGATTCTTTTAGACTCATAGTATCATTTATATATTCCATAAATGCTTCATCTAATAACTCACCATTTGCCCCGTGCTTCACCATACCTTCTTTGAATAGAAAATATGCGGCGACCGCTTTACCGAATTTGCTCTTCATTCCAGGCACTTTCTCTAGTAATTGTTTTAACTTACGGAGCAGACGATGGAAGAGGGTATAATTATTCTTCTCTTCTGATGACGTTCTTGTACGCTTGATGACATTACCAGCATCATCGATAATGCCTAATTTAAACGCAGGCCATTCTTCCCAAGGTAAAGCGATAAACTTAGCAAACTTGTATACGAAATACAAGTCCATAACCTTTGAACCTCCGCCTTGAGACTTTAATCCTTCATCCAATTCGTCATCATCTTCTTCTATTACTATAACCTTTCTAGGTAATACAGTAGTTTCATACAAAGAGGAAAATCTCATTTTTTCTTCTTTTTTAATACCTAGTTTCTTATCCAAGGCCTTTGCACCCTTTTGTATTTTTGATCCTGCTTCCTTTGCCATCTCTCCCATCTTTGCTTTTATTTTTTTACCTGTTTCTGTATCCCCTGCCTTCTTTGCACCAGTATATGCAAGTGCAAGACCTAAACCAACAGGACCACCCATCCAAATTGGTAATCCACCAGTTGCTAAACCAGCACCTAACAATCCCATACTTTTAACACCAGATGGAGTGTTTATTAAATCAGCAAGTCCTGCCTTACCAGCAAGACCATCAGCAATAAGAGATACATCATAATCACTTTCTACATCACCAGAAAAACTCATTTTTAACCATTGATAGGTTGCTACTCCGGCAACCGCGGCTCCAGTGGCCTTCTTTAATACTGGATGTTTATCCATAAATTCATCAACCTTTATCACACCCTTTTCTAATTGTTTAAAGGCAGGGGTATCGGATATCACTGCTCCACCAACATCCAGAGTCTTACCAATACCTCTAGCCATTCCGGCGACAGTTTTTGATACTGCTCTCAGTGATCCACCTAATGCATTAACCGTATTATAGACACTAGGTTCTTTGAATGCTTTCGCAATTACTTTTGCATCAACACCCACACTCTTTGATACATCACCTACGTGTGTTTTTAAGTCTTTTAGTGCCTGTTGAGTTTTTTCTTTTGAAATGCGATTTCGGTCAAAGCCAAGGGGTTCAGGTTTATTCTTATCACTGTCCTGTCCTTTGGCTTTCTTATCTGCGGCGGCCTCTTTGGCTTTCTCAGAGTTGGGATGGTCACTTATATATTTTTCCTGGTCAGAAGGGGAGAGATCAGCCCACCAATCTTCTACTAGGGTTTCTTGTTTAAGATTATGATAATTTTCTCCAATATAATCTAGGAGATCACAATATACATTATAAGGGATCATACTTGAATTTCTCATTTGTCCCATTCTTCCCAAGGTAAAGCGATAAACTTGGCAAACTTATATACAAAATACAAGTCCATAACCTTTGAGGCTCCGTCCTGAGACTTTACTTCTGCAAGTCGTCCTGTTCGTTCTACTTCGGTCGTCATTGTCTCATATCTCTTCGTATTAAGTCTCGTACTTCTGTGTTAATCGAGGTTAAATCTTTCATCTCTGGAGTTAATGCGTTTAACTCATCCAAAAACGTAGCAATAATCTCGTGATGTTCTTTATCTACCTTATACATCAAAATGCGTGTACAAGGAAAGGGACCGAATACATTAACTAGTACAAGCAAATGATTCATCAATAATCGACTTTTTAATTCTCCAGTGTCAACACACTTTGAGATAAGTCGTTTTATATACTTTATTCTATGAATATCTTCATAGAATTCTACACTACCATCAAACTGTTTGTCCTGGTAATTCATCGCCATATAGAACATCATATTTTGATTGTTCAGTGTTGGGAAGTAACTCTCCTTTGTGTTCGATTTTAATAGCACTATTCAAATTCGGCTTCTTGTGTAACAATTGTCTATAATACCTTTATAAACATTTATATTTCCCAGTATGGCACACCTCGTGAAGTTCCGTGCTGTGATTTGCCTGCAGGCTTCGGCCCTTCAGACCAAGTACCTGTATTAGCGTCTCGCAACAGAACATTCTTTGAAGTGGCTCTTTTAACTGCCTCTTTTGCTTTCTTTATTATGGATTTTCCTTTTTTCTTTGCCATATGCTCTATGAGTTCCTTTATTAAAGTTTCTTTTTTCAACCTTCTGTCTAACTCAATTCCAATAGTTCGTCCATAATCTTCAAGTTGTTTTTTAGATAGCCGATTTGCCATTTCGACTGCTTCGATATCGTCTACTAACGTATTGAGTTTAAGACTCCAGGGCATCAGAGAGCGCATTCTCGCTTCGATATCGTCTACTAACGTACCGTGTTTAAGACGTCTGTCCAGTTCAATACCTATGGTACGACCGTATTCTTCAAGTTCGTCTTTGGTAAGTTTACCAAGTTGGGTCTTACTCTTATACATTTTCTTGTTTGGTAATGTCGTCATATATTCTCCTTATGATATATAGCAATTCAATTCATATCCGTGTTTACCTTTGCCATAGATTTGAATATGTAGTTTCTTTCGTTGCTCTTTGCCCTCTTTTGACAAGACAATTTTAAATCTATTAGTCTTGCCTTCAGCTGGTTTGCGAGGTCCTGTAGCGATTTGGTTGAAATAATCATCCATATCAACTTCATACTTCGCTTTTTCTGCCACGAGAAGAGCTTCTTCCACAGCAGACGTATATGTTTTGTGGTCTGTCTTATACTTATACGCTTCTTTTATTTCTTCTACGGATTCTACTATACCTTGTTGTTCCAACCACCTTTTCCAAATTTGTGATGACCATTTCGTTTGATCTCGAGGACTTACTTTCAAATATTTTTTCCATACCCCTTTCAGAACTTTTTTATCTATTTTAAGTTCTTTATTCAAATGACTTACAAATTCTCTTTCGTTATAATGATCCATCGCATTAGTTAATTGGTCAATAAAAAACCCTATGCCAGCCTTACCTATTGTTGCAACAATATACCGGTGGATCGATGCATCGTAGCCTCCTATTGTTGCTTCTACTATTGTTGCTTCTAAAGGCGGCGGCTTCATCGCCAACTGCCTTTTCACTGCTTTCCAATCGTCACCAAAAAGTATTTTCAAATCTTTATCATCGAGGTTCTTGGCGATTTCTGCTCTACGCTTCAGTTGTTTGTCTGTTAATTTGCGTTCTTCTATCGCTTCCCTATAACCACTGAATGTCTCGCCTTGATCCTCTTCACTATCGAGGCCAATACTGTATTGGCCTTGTGAAAGAGAGGCAAGAGACTGTTCTGGGTCTGCCTCAGGACTGCCTTGATAATTGTCGTATTCTTTTTGTTCATTTGCTAGTTTTAGAGCATCTGCTACTTCTGGGTCATCTCCAAGGCCTTTCTTAATTTTCTCAATCTGTTTCCAAGCGGTGGTCATTTGTCCACCGCTTTTCTTTGCAATCTTCAATGCTTTCGCAATAAGAGATTTGCTAAACTTGGACCTGCCCTCTGTGACTATATTTCTATATTCTTTAAATTGTGTGTTTTCCATTTTATTTTTCTTCCTGAGTTCGTTTGCAATCCACTGTTTTGCTTGAATCTTAGTAGGTTTTTTTGTGACTAGACCACGAATACGTTTGTAGACTTTGTTGAATATATCCTCACCAGCGTCATTATTGTCTACAATGATAAAGTGTTTAGAATCGAACAATGCTTGAAATGCACCCATATTTTTCTGTACATCATTCCACATTTTTTCTACCTTTTTTGTTGATAATGTTCTTGGTCTGTCTTTATTTCTTTGTTGTGCAACATCCAGTGAAGAGTTTGCAAAAATCATTGCACACTGATAACCTAGTTGGTCTAACAGTGCTTTCTGTCTAGAAATCTTTGCAACGTCTTTACCAGTACCGTCAATGATAATACCAAGTCTACCATCAACCCATAAACCTTTTCTTGCTTTTGCTTTTGCCTTTGCCCGTAGACGTATCGCTTGACCTTGTTCAGAATCTATATCATCTGGAGTGCCAGGGTTCAGACCAGCATTTTTTAAGTCTTTTTCATAGATATCATCTGAATTCACAATCTTCATTCCAAGACCACCAGTGGTCTTCTTCACAACGTAGGACTTACCACTGCCGGGGCCACCAGCAAGAAAGATTGCGTTAAATATGTTGGGGTCGTAAACACCCTCTTGCAGTTGGTGAAATGTTTTCATTTCGTCCAATTGCTGTTGTTCGGTAAGAAACTTCTTAAAAACGCCCATTATTTTTTATTCAACTTTAGTTTAGCAAACATTGTTATCCAAGGAATATCTTCATCAGCTAACTGCTTCAGAACCGAAGTAGGGAAACTCTCAACTGTATTTTTGAGTTTCATTCCTTGCTCATATGTCAACTTAGGAAGTTTTCCATATTCCTTCTTGAATTTATCTATTTGTTTATCGCTGAATGGGCCGGCTTCGCATACCAAACCTTCGACTGTTGCACTAAATGTCATATCAGCCCTCTGTGAGTAGTTGATATGCACCATAGGCGATTGAAGCATAAGCGGCGTATTCTACTAGGCCACCAAACAACAATATAAACACACCAATAGCGATTAATCCTAATCCGCCGTGTGATGCTTTTTCGTTTAGTCTGTCTAAAATATATTTCATTTTATCTTCTCCTTAAAGAATTGTTTAGTTCTCCACTGTGCTAACCAGAACCAGTTTTGAACTCGTGTTTTAAAAATCCACCATTTCATTTTATTTCCGTTACATACTTTTCATTAAAAATACAAATACCTATTTCCGGTTTATCACTTACAACTCCATCATATCTTTTTTTCTTTAATTCCATAGTAATCAAATTAGCAAACATTGGATCATCGCTATATTCCCACGGCTTAAATCCCATCCTCTCTTTAACACTCACAAAATCTGAATGTTGGTCATCACATAATTTGAGACCAGATTTTACTTTGAATTTCTTTACTAATCCCCCACTTCCCATTCGGCCAGCAAAGGCTTTTGCTGTACTCTCTTTCCAAGTAAGATAGAGTCCCACTCCGAGTGCACCGACTCCTGTTGTTTTACCACCTTTACCAATTCCTCTATAAAAAGCACCCTTATTCTTTTTGAAAATATAATTCCACAAAGAGGCTTCTGTGATATGTTGTTTAAAACTTATCATTTTATTTCATTCTTAATTGCAAGTAATATTTTTGGTGAAATTTTTAATTTTTTCTTACCAATTTCTCGTTTATCATCTGGAATTTCTTCTTCCAAAGACATATTTAAATCCCAAGGCCCCCAATGGTGATTTTTTGCCATTTTAAGCATACTATCTTCTGCATTATATTCAACATAAGAACCTCGTTCTTTTGGAACAATGCCTCCCTGCTCAAAATAATTTTCTTTACGCATCATAACCTTATTGCCATTACTATTATCAAACACGATATCACCCAATATATTAAATGCGTGGCCAAACCTACGTCCTTCTAATTTTCCTTCTCCACGAACAAATGCGTGAACCAATTTATAGCCAGCCCTTTCCATCTGAGGATCAAGTTTAAGCATAGACCTTCCAGCAACCTCAAAACAATCGCCCAATTTTGCTTCTGTGATATGTTGTTTAAAAGTTTCCATCTTATACACCACTTAGTTCCGAATCCTCTTATAATAACGGCCGAGTTCCGCCCAGGTCCAGGCTCTCTTTGGGTCTGGTTGACCTGCTGGAACTCCCTCATCTAAACGCTGTTTCGTGTTTACTGGGGCCTTAAAATTGGTGAATATTTTTATACTCATATCTCTATTTATACTTTTAACTTCGGGTTGCTCGTTTTGAATTCTTTCTTACGCATTATAGTCTTGGAAATCAGGTCAAATTCTTGACTTTTCTCGTCCCATTTTAGAACAAATGGCAAGTTTAGGTCTGTTTGTGTATCGTTTAACACGGCCTGAGCATTGTCCCCAAGTTTCGGAATTTTCTTTCCATACTTTTTGTACGTTTGCTTGAAAAGACGTGTTAATTCGGCTATATTTATCTCTTTACCGTTTCGCTTGTCATTCGCTCTTTGGAGAAAATGCTTCGTGAATTCCACGTCAATGCCAACCTTGGCAAATATCTCATCGGCAAATGCTTCTACTTGCTTTAAATCTACCTTGGTTATTTCTTCTTCAAGATAATCTGTGAATGGAGTATTTTTCTCGTGATTCACTGAATTGTATCTTGTTTTTCTATCGAATACTTTCTTTAATTCCCCTATGGATATACCCACAAGCTCAGATGTTATCTCAAGGGCACGGCCTTTCGGATTCAGTACCAGCAAGCCAGGTAGGGTATATGCTTTCGGATTATCATCATATTCCTTTACAAGTTTTTTATATATTTTCATTGCTTCTGCATACTTGTTCTGATGAACATATCGCTTAAAAGCGTGTACTAGTTTTTTTGGTAAAATAATATCTCTCCACTTCGCCTGCCTCAAGGGGCCTTTATGATGTTGGCCTATTTTTAATTCGTCTACTTCACCTGGTGTCCATTCTTTATATCTCTTTGTAGTTTCTGGTCTTCCGAATTCAAGATATTCTTCTTTAAGACCCATTGCACTACGTACTGCATCATACATCTTTCTAGCATCTTTTACGGATGCCATAGATGGAACTCCCTTCTTATAAAAATCAAAGTCTCCATCTTCAGCGGCCTTTCTCATAAGAGAGGCACTCATTGCATTTGATTTTCCTCTGGCGACACCCGCCTGGATGACTTCAAAGTGGTCAAATTCGTATGACTTCTTCTTGTCTTTATGCTTGATATATGGTCGAATGTTTTTCTCAAATGCCGCAACTCTGTCGGAACCGACTACCATCGTTACATTCTTATATCCATTGTCAGACAGCCATTTCAGAGCATCAAAGGCCGTTATAATTTTCTTGTCTTTGACTATCATCTTACCCCAAAACGCTTTCAAATACTTCGTCTTATCGTTATAAGACAGTGGATTCTTTTTCTTATCTTGAGCCTGACTGGTGAATATCATCGGAGTTCCACCCTTAGATTTCGCTTGTTTGATAATGTCATTAATCGCTATCTCGTGACCAGACGTGATAGGATTAAAACGACCAAACGTAAATACGACTGGCTTCGCTTTCGCTTCCTTTAAATATTCTGTATATCTTATCATTTCTGACCTTAGTGTTCTCATTTTTAATTCTTTACTTACCCCCAACTCTTAATTGCGTTGAAATTGTTTCTGCTAAACTCTAATCTGTTAACTAATTTAATCGCTTTATTACTCATATGGTCTACAGCAACAAATCCTTCTGGACCAGTTACTTGATATCCATCTTTAGTTTTCATAAATGCAGGAATGCTATTGACTTGTTCCATTTTCTTAACAAGTAACAATTTAAGTTCAGCAACAACATCGTGCCATTCTAATGCCCAAGCAAGAGTACCACCAATCTTTCTGTCTGAGTTTAATGTGTTTATTATAGCATCGACTTCGGCTTGTTTTTTTGCTTTTCCCTTTGCTGATTTTAATTTATCTACCATAGGCTTATATCTTGCTCTTGTAAAATCAATGAATCCAGCAAGTGCTTTCTGTTTATTTCCACCGAACTTTTTGCCTTGACTAACAAGTGAGTTGATATAGATTTTTAGATTGTATGCGATATCAGTTTTGCCAAATAACACTTTCATACCCTTCTTGTCTAAGCGTTTAAGAAATGCTCGGGCCGCGGCAATACGTTTCTGCACGTCCTCCAGTTCAGTCTGTGTAAGCGTGGCAGTACCAGATACGTCATTAAAATCAGTATCTCCAGCCCATACGTCTTTAGTCTTTGCTAGAGATGGAACATTTACAGAAAATTTTGCGGATAAGTCTGCTATGGTGTCGCCCGTGTACGATGTGTGCCAGATAACTCCGACTTTGGCGGCGAGTATTTTCTTTGCAAGTGGTTGGTCTGTAGGTACTGCATATGTAATTGTATTTGGTGTGAAGGTGACCATAGACTCTCCATCGATAGTTTCTTTCGCTAAGTCTGATGGAATAAACATAAAGTCGCCTTGCCAAATGCCTGGAATTTTTAGTTTTGGAAATTCTTTTAAGGCAATTTTCATCTTGTCTACTAGAGAGGCCGCGTGTCCGTGATTCTTATCAATATCAGCATCCGTGTAATTAATTTTTGGAGTCTTGTTGAATAAGGCTTTAGTAGCCACAAAGAACTTTCCATTTTCTGGATTGGTTCCAGCAATAATCGATGGCGCACCATCCACTTTACTCTGTATATTAATGCCCTTTTTAGCATTGCCTTGAAGAGAGTCAACAATTTCTTCTAGCATACGGAGTGCTTCAATTCCACCGGCATAGCCAGCATTAAAGATAGCATCTTCCAAATGCTCTAAATGTTTGAGTTTTTCTTCCTGAAGATACCGCCCTACATTAGTAGGTTCTTTTACGTATGTACTAAATTTTTTCATTATTTTTTCAACTTCATTTTAAAGCCAAGTTTGTTGCCAGAAGAGTACCCCGGCCATCCGAATTGAAAATCAGCATCTTTGAAATGGTTACTTGCGAAGGTCATTTTATTGGTCAGGACATTTACATTCATTTGTATTAGTGTAACTTGTCTGGCCACATTTATCAATGATTTTTTAATCGCTTTATCTTTATTTAATATCTTGTATATTGTCTCTCCTAGTGGAGATAGAACAAATCTTTTTAAGTCTCTCCCTTCAAGAGTTTTTTTGCCCGGCATTGAATATTTCTTATGCCAGCCCTTTAACTTATTTGCTAGTTTTTTATTATCGTACTTTTTACACCAGAGGTCAACAGATTCTAAAGTGATTCGGTCTACGCTCATACCCATTATCTTCGCAAGGTCTTTAATAACTTTAGTATTAAGATATTGATGTAACATAATCATTTGTTCTTTGGCGCTGAAATTACCAACTATATTGAATACTTGTAGAGCCTTCTCTTTGGAATGGTCGGCGTTTGCTGTTTTGGCACGATTTTTAATAGCATCAATGATGTTTTGGACAGTAACTTTACCACCACCGCCAGACTTAACTGAAATGGGATATTGTATTCCCATACGGACTCCATAAAAATCAATTAGTTTTTCATTACTTGCTGTAGGGAAAAATGATTCTCTAAATCTAAGTGCGGACATTGCCCAAACGGCGGAAAGGATTTCTCCGAAATCTGCTGATACTTTGGCTAAATCCTTCTTTGAAAATTCAAGTTTATCCAATGATATTGATGTACTCTTTGTATTTGCCAACTTTAACAGTTTAATTAATTCTTCTGCTGTGTTTCCTTCGGGGTACTTGGCTTTTAACGCGGCACTCGTTAACTTTATGAGAGTTTTACTATCTACTGTTTGCCCTGCCAAGCCAAGAGTGTCTGGAGTTAAGTCTTTGTTTGCGAATATCTGACCCCCGGATGAGGTCTGAGAAATTTCGGAATTCACCCAATAGAGTGATGTGCCCTTCGGAATCTCACCATCGTCTAAATCGGTAGATGCTGTAAGCGTATAGGTAGGATATTTATCACTAACTACGATATCGGCATCTTTTACTTTAAGCCCCATACCAAGAAAAAACGCAGAGAAAGCCGTCCCATCGCCCTTCATTGCGAAACGGATGTGATAATCTCCCCTACCAGAACCAATAGTTTTAATGCCTTGGTCTTTTACTGCTTTGTTGACTAGAGATTTTAGTGCTTTGGTTTCACTGGTGACTGCTTCAGATAGACGAACAAATGTACTAAATTTTTTCATAATGGGCCTTAATGTAATACTACATCTTATTACATATTTATAAGAATCAGACACTACATCTTAAAGTCTTTGAAGGCCTTCTTCTTGTTTGCACTGGAAAACATCGACTCTGCTTCCTCATATGAGCGCGGCCCACTAGTCACGGAAGTCGTTCCAATGATGTCCTCTTGGGCAGATTGTTCAGCATCATACCACTTCATCTTCGGTTTGTCTATACCAATCACAAATCGTCTATTGATAGCAATATCACCGTGACGATTTTTCAATTGTTTCACCATCACCTGATTCAGTTCCTCTAATTCCTCTGTTTGAATAAGAGCAAGAAAGAGGTCAGCAGTTGCTGGTAGACCGAAGGATTCTGATGTATCTTCCAGACCGACATCTGAATTGCCGAAACCAGAACGTGTGGTCTGTGTTGCGGACCAAATTGGCACGTTGTATTCAACTGCTAGACCTCGGAGTTCTTCTGCTATCGCCTTGACGTATGTATAAGAGTTAACAGATTGAGAACCTACGAGCCTCTGGGATGCACATATATTAAGATAATCGACATAGATAATGTCTGGTTTAAAATCTTTCTTTAGTGATAATTCGTTTAATAGATGCCTAATATGTCCTGTATGCGCCTGTGATGTGGG